ATCACCGACTGCACTCGGAGAAGCCCTGATCAGCATGCCTTCGGACGGTGGGTTCAACTCCCCCCGCCTCCACCAAATAATCTACCATCTATTGATAAAAAGTTTTTTATCGGTGGGTGGTTTTGTTTTTGCCCGAAAGTGCCTGAAATCAGCCGCTTTCGGGCTTTGTGCGTTCTGCCTTGTAGCAATAGGTGGTTGTGTTGAATCGCCGTTTTTGGAGGACACTTGACTTGAACCGTGGCGGTTTTCAGGGCAGGTACACAGGCAAATCGTTAAAAGAAAGCAAATCGTTAAACTTTGCACCGAAAATCGGGCTATCTTTTAACGATACACCGACACGTTAAAAGATAGCTCTTTTTCACAAACACAGGCAAAAAAAACAGCCCGCCCGAAGGCGAGCCACGGATTTTCAGATGTTATGCGACGACTTCCGAGCCGTTCCTGAGCCTGAATGTCATCGTGCCATCCCTGCTGACGATCGCTTGGTCAATGACGGCGAGCCATAGCTTTTCGTCGAACTCGGTGATGGCGAGCGGTCGGCTCTCGATATCCCGAATGAAGCCCTCGATAATCTTCGCTTTGCCGAGCCGCTCCCGTTTGGCGGCTTCCAATTCGTCAATCCGTTCCAAGACTTTGCGGTGGCGTTCAAGGTAGGCCTTGTTGCGCTCCGCCCATTCCGTCTGGTTGACAGCGGTTCGGGCATTCTCGTAAATGGCCTTTCGGGAAAGTTCTGTGACTACCTCAATCTCGCGGTGCAGTTCGGCGAGTTCCGCATCAATCGCCGCGGTGTCGCAGAGGACGCCCTGGGCAAGGCGGCAGTCCTCGATCAACCCGTCGCGGTCGCTCATCAGGCTGTTGAACGCCGTGAGGAAACGGGATTTGATTTCGTCCTCAATGATATGCGGCGTACTGCAGCCCTTGCCCGGCTTGCCGAGCCGCTTGTACTTGTCGTTGCACTGCCAGACTTCCTTTCGGTAAGTCTTATCGCCCTTGTAACTGCCCCAGACCTTTTTGCCAAACCGCCCACCGCAGTCGGCGCAAAGAATCTTCGCTGCGAAAATGCTCGTGCAGCTTGTTGGTTTGCCAATCGAGCGGCGGCGCTCTATCTCTACCTGAACCGCGTCAAATTCGTCTGCCTCGATGATGGCGGGATGGCTGTCCTCGACGTAGTATTGCTGTACCTGACCAGTATTCTTGACCATCTTCTTGGTGAGGAAGTCCGTGCAGTAGGTCTTTTGCAAAAGCGCGTGGCCTTTGTATTTTTCATTGGTCAGGATTGACCGCACCACCGCCGTCTGCCATGTTTTCTTACCCGCCGGTGAAGGGATGCCATAACTGCCGAGGTACTTGGCGATTGCCGAGAAGGTCTTGCCCTCTATATATAGCCTGAATATCAACCGCACAATATCCGCTTCGGCGGGGACTACCTTCGGCAAACCGTCCTCGCCCTTTTCGTAACCGAGGAACTGGGCATACGGAAGGCTCACCTTGCCGTCGGCCATGCGCTTGCGCTGACCCCAAGTCACATTCTCCGAAATAGAACGGCTCTCTTCCTGTGCCAGCGAGGACATTATCGTAATCAGCAATTCGCCCTTGCTGTCCAAAGTGTATATGTTCTGTTCCTCGAACCATATCTCGCAGCCGACCTCTTTCAGCTTGCGGACGGTGGTCAGGCTGTCCACGGTGTTTCGGGCAAAGCGGCTTACCGACTTCGTGACGAGCAAGTCAAACTTGCCCGCCAAGCCGTCGGAGACCATTTGCTTGAAGCCTTCCCGCCGTTTGGTGTTCACCCCCGAAATGCCCTCGTCCGTGTACCCGCCGACGAATTCCCAGTCGGGATGGCTCTGAATAAATTTCGTGTAGTAGTCCACTTGGGCGTTGTATGAAGTCTTTTGCTCGGAAGAGTCGGTGCTGACGCGAGCGTAGAAAGCGACGCGCCGCTTGACCGCCGGGTTCCTTTCCTGTGCAGAGAGGACGGGAACAGTGGCGGGGATGACCCGTACATTAGCCATTCTAATCGCCTCCCTTCAAAGCCTTTTCACGGGCGGATTGCTTCATCTCGTCCGTCCAGCTTTCGCGGCGGGAGCGGTTCTCCCAAATGACCGCCCGCTCCGAACCGTCCTTAAAGGTAAATACCAGAACGCCGTCGTCTGGAACGGTTATCGAGGGGACCTTGGCCGCAAACACGGCGTCGTCATACTTTTCAAGCCCCAGAGCCTCGGCGCATTTCTCTTTGAGGATATCTTCGGGTATCCGCTTGGCGGCGCACTCGTGCTTGCCGCGATAGGTGTAGGTCGCGCAAGCCCACGAAGCCTTGGCGTACTTCGTGCCGACGCCGTTCATCTTCTTGCGGAATTTTGCCCCGCACCGACCGCAGGTGATCACTCCCGAAAATTCGCTAAAAGTACGCTTGCGGGGGTGGTTCGCCTTTGCCGCCCGCCGTGCCATTTCAACCTGAGCTGCATTGAAAGTCTCTCTGTCGATAATCGCCTCGTGAGAACCTTCGACGTAGTATTTCGGCAGTTCGCCGTTGTTTTGCTTCTGGCGTTTGGTGATATGGTCGGCGACGAAGCCCTTTTGCAGGCACATATCGCCGATGAATTTTTCGTTGGTGAGGATAGAACCCACCGTGCTTTCCGACCATCGGCCGCCGCATTTCGTCGGCACTCCGAGCCTGACCAGCTTCTTCATAATGGCGTTCTTGCCAAGCCCCGAAAGGTAGTCGGCAAATATCATCCGCACGACCTCAGCTTCCGCCGGAATGACGGTCAGTTTGCCGTCCTTGTAGTCGAACCCGTATATGCGGATGTTGTTGGAGGGCCTGCCCTCCTTGAAGTCCTTGCGGATACGCCACTTGCAGTTTTCGCTGACCGAGCGGCTCTCTTCCTGTGCGTAGCTTGCAAGGATAGTGAGCATTAACTCCCCGTCGCCCGAAAGCGAGTGCAGGTTCTGCTCCTCAAAAAACACGCCGACGCTTAAGGTTTTGAGTTCTCGGACAGTTTCGAGCAAGGTCACGGTATTCCTCGCAAAGCGGCTGATTGACTTTGTGAGGACGAGGTCGATACGCCCTGCCCGGCAGTCGGCAAGCAGCCGCTGAAATTCCGGCCTGCTGCCCTTTGTGCCGGTTTCCGCTTCATCGGCGTACACGCCGACATACTCCCATTCCGGCTTGCTTTGTATCAGGTTGCTGTAAAAGCTGACCTGAGCCGCCAGAGAGTGGAGCATTTCGTCTTTCCCGCAGGAAACGCGGGCATAGGCCGCGACCCGTTGTCTGGTTGGCATCTGCGCCATAGGTTCAATTCTCGTTATCTTTCTGCCCATAACGGCCTCCTTTCGCAGTACCATATATCACTCTGTTTTCCTTACATAGCAAGTCTTTTTCGAGGAATATACTGCGCGAGGATAAACCGTATTTCTGAGCGAGCATTGTATTAATTGCCAACAGGTCGGCTTCGGTAATAACGCCATCCAAAAACCAATTCTTGAACACAGACATTGACGCCTTGTAGCGGAGGATTGCTTCTTCCTTGTTCATACGGAAGCCCTCCTCGCCGCTCCGAAACAAGCTCTGGAGCAGTATTTGCGGCGGGCGTTGCCATAGCTTTCGAACTCCGCTCCGCAGGCCGGGCAGGCGAAACGGTAGACTGCCTTGCGGTTTACGGCTTCGGGGTGGGCCTTCCACCACACCATACGGCATTTGTCGGAGCAGAAGCGCTTCCGCTTCGCCCCCGGCGTATGTTCAAGGGGGCGGCCGCAGTTGGCGCAAGCGTCCATAGTGGCGGCTTGTTCGGCTTTCTCACCGATGCCGATATTGCTCCGGCGGCAGTAGGACTTGACGGTGTTTTCGGATATGCCGAGCGCATCGGCGATAGCGGCGTAGCTGTCGCCTTTGCCGCGCAAATACGCGATTCGTTGTTTTTGCGTGTTGGTCATACGGTCGCCTCCATTCCGAGGGGGAAAGGAAAAAACCCCTCACCATCCACAGGACAGCGAGGGGTCGGTTGGCAACCGAAACGTGCGAATTATTCGGTTTTGATGAAAGCGTCGACAAACCCCTCCGCCTTTACCTTGGCGAGCATCGCGTCGGCATTTGCCTTGGAGTTGAACGCCCCGACCTGAACGCGGTACAGCTTTTTCGGTTCGGTGGGCGCTGGCGCGGGAGCGGGTGGTTTTGGTGTTTCGAGCGACGTGAGCAGCCGCTTGACCTCAGCGCGGAAGGTGTCCATCGACTTCCCGTGCCTTGGAAACCAGTGACCGGGGTCTGCGTGGTTGGAAGCGATGCCGCGCCTATGCCCCTCGAAATGCCCGATGATAACGCCGTCAGCCATTGGATCAAAGGTGTATTCCTTGCAGAGGAAAGCGCACAGTTCGGCGGCTTCCTTGTACACGGCGTTGAAATAGGCGGCGTCGGTCAGGTTATCCTCGCAGATCTCAAATGAGATGTGCGTGTCGTTGCCGGAGCCTCTCGCGCCTCTGCCGCAGTGCCAGCCGCGATGGTTCCACGGCAAAGTCTGGTAAGTGGCAATCGAGCCGTCGGCAAGCTTCCCGATAAAGGCATGGACGCACACCTGCCTGCCATCCGGCCTGTCCTGGTTCCAGTGGTTGTTATGCCTATTTCTTCCCAACAGCCCGTCGTCCGGGCCGACATAACGCCGCAGCCACGGGTTGTTCGCGCCGGTGGAATGCACCATGATGCCTCTTGGCGAAATCGTCCTGCCCGCTTTGTAGCAGGCGTTGTTGGTGAGAATTAACGTGCGCAGGTTCATTTGTCTGCCCCCTCGTCATCGCGGGAGCCCATCTGCGCCAACATCGTCTTAAGCTTCTCGGGGATGGGCAGCCCCACGCGCGCGGCGTTCTCCAGGATGGAAATGCCTTCGTTGCTCAAATAAAAGAAAATTACCGCCGTGCGGATCGCGCCGCCGTCGCCAATCACCTGACTGTCGACGATATGCCCCACGCCCACCAGCACAAAGATGAGCACCTTCTTAAAGATGCCCCTGGCACCGATCTCGCTGGATAGTTTCTTCTCCATGACGGCACGCATCACGCCGGTCAGGTAGTCAATTACCACAAAGGCGATTAAGGCATAGAGAAATCCGTCCAGTCCGCCTAAAAACCAGCCGAGAAAACCGCCGATGGCGGTAAAGGCCGCCTGTACCCAGTTCCAGAATACTTTCATTAAAAATTGCCCCCTTTCACCGTATCCGGGGTTTAGCTTCGTAAGAGTGCCTAAACGACTCCTGAACGCAATCGAAATACCAGCGGGTCCTGGTGCCCGAGCGCCCATAACCCAACCCCTTTTAACCTCCATCTGTGCTTCGCCAGGTTAGCCAGCATGTCGAAATGCTCGGCGTCGGAGTAGTGGGCGATGGAGAAGCCCCTTGCGTCTCCCAGGAAAAGCTGGGTAAGCCACAGGCCCCGGTCGCGCAGCCGGAAGGTAACAGCCCTGTCGCTGTCAAAAGCCGCGAAAGAATCAGTGTGTAGATAGTCAAAATCTGTGGAGACGCTTTCCTGCCTGGTCGCCGATTCTTCCCCGAGGCCTTCAAAGCGGAAGTAGTCCCAAGGTTCAAGCCATGTCACGTCGCTGCGCAAAATGCGCCCCAGTGTCTGGATTTGCCCATCCGGCAGCGCCACGTCAAGGGCCTCCTGCGGCACAAAAACATAGGGGTCTCCCGCATCCAGCAGGCCGCACTCACAGGCCGCGCCGCTGGTGCGCAGCCCAAAGCCACCGGAGACGGGGAGAGCCGCCGTCAAATTAAACACCCTGGTTGTCCCCACCCAGCAGTGCAGCTCGTTCCCCCGACTTCGCACCCGCAGCGTGTACCAAGTGTTTAAACTCACGCTCTGCGCCACGTCCGGCTGCAGCCTTGTCCATATCCCGCCTTGCCTTTGCCAAAGCTCCGCCGTCTGCGTGCCGCGCCGCAGCAGGAATAAATACAGATCGTTTGCCCCCTGGGCTTTGAAAACCACGCCCATGGTGCCGTTCCCCGCCGTCATGCGCAGCCTGGCCCGGATGTTCAGGTCGCCAAACCCGTCGTGGGAGAGGTGCGCCTGGGCGTCCGCGCTTGCCTGGTCGGACTGGATTAACACCCGCCTTGCCGGGTCCGTATCCATGCTCCAAGTCCCGCCGCTGCGGCTGTAGAAGGCGAGCGTGTTGTCCCTAAAGTCGTCATACCAGACCCAGGCGTGTTCCGGGGCGCTCCGCAGCACTTCAGGGGTGAGGATAAACTGCTCCGGTAAAACCCAGCTGCCGTTTACGTCTTTTAGCCTCCTTGGGGTGAGGGTAAATTCCGCCTCGCCGCCGGTCATGCTAAAATTAAACTGCGAGCAGACCCTAAAGCCCCAAAACTGCGTCCCGTACTGGCTGCCCGCGCCGTGCACCTCCAGCGTGTGGCTTCCGGCAGATAAATAAAAACGCCCGGCCTTCAGCCAGTGGGTGCGGCGATGGAGGGGATACCAGTCGGGAAACGGCCCGATTTGCAGCGGTGTCCCGTTTAGCCGCAGCTGTAAAACCTGACGGTCCCACCAGGGGCAGTTCACCCTTGCCGCCAGGTCATATTCCCCCGAGTGGGGGACGGAAAAAGAAAAAAGGGCCAAGCCCTCTTCTTCCAGCACAGGCTGAGTCCCGGGTGGCGAACCCGGCGGGACGGGGAGAAGCTGGGGCGCCCTGGGGGAAATCCAGCCGCTGCCTACCGTCATAGCGCCGGAAACCTCGTCAAAGCCGCTGCCTGTCCTGTCCGTAACCTGCCCGGTAAACTCATAGCGGGGCTCTTTTTCATAGGCGACCAGGTAGTTCCGCCTGACCCGGCCCGCCTGGCCGGAAACCTTAAAGATGGGGCTTGTAGCCCGCGCCGCGTCCATGCCTTCCTGGTAATCGTAGATGTGCAGGAGAAGGTATGGGCTTTGGCTGTCCTCGTCCAGAAACCCGGCAAAGGGAAGACGCGGCTGCAGCTCGTGAAATGTAAAATCCCCTTGCTGCCAGCCTAGCCAGGCGAGGAAGGTGCCGCCGCTGCCCCGGTAAGCGCCCGGAACAGGCCGCCTATCAATGCGCCAGTTGAAGCCGAAGCCGGGGATGCCGAGAAAGATTTTCTCCTTTGGTATCCGCGTTACCGAATAGTCATAGATCTCCTCCATCCACCACACCGGGCTGATGGGCCCGGGAGCGCTGCCCGCCCAGGCAAAGGCGTAGCTCATGATCACGCAGGTATCGAAGTATGGCTCCATCCGGCGGTAATCGCACCAGCGCTCCCAGGACGGCGCGCCGTCCCCGGTCATGGGAGGCAAGTCCCAATGCACATAGCGTTGTGTCGGGCGGCTCTTGATGCTCTCGTAGATCCTCTTTGCCAAGGCTACCACGCCGTCCGGGTTGTCGTTCGGCCCTTTTTCCAGGTCGATATCCACCCCGGCAGCGAAAGGGTACATATCCAGAATGCGGTGCAGCTCGCTGATGAACATGTCCTGAACGGCCTTGTCCTCAACGATGGCCCGAAAGCGGGACAGTATCCCGTCGTTTCTGACCGTCAGCAGGTGGGTGATATGCGGCCAGCGCGCTACCCTTTCCAAATCTGCGGCGGGGATAACGCCCTCAATCCTGCCGGTGTTGTCGAGCACCAGAAAATCAAACAGCCCCATATGGGTTATCCTGTCGCCGTAATCCCGCCATTCCTGCCTGGCCCGGGTGGTCTTTAAAAAAGACCAGGTCATAAACTCCCGGCCTTCCTGCCGCATACCGCTCATATCCTTTTCCCCCCTTCCGCCAGCTGCCATTCCTGCAGTGCGACGAGCACCCTGGCCGAAGGCTCCGGCCGCAAAGCCGCCTGTCCCGAGTCCAGCCCCAGGAGAGTGACGGGGAAGCGGGGATTGCCCCAGGCGGCATAGAGGAACCGGCCTTTAAACTGAACGGGGCTGCCGTTTTGCAGTACTTGCCGCTCAGTGCCGATAACCGCTAACTCCTGGTTGCTCGCCAATACTTGCGGGAAATAAAAAAGCCTGTTCAGCATGTCCTGCCCCAAGGCGATGCCTTGGCTTAAGTTTTCCTTTGCCCTGATGTGAAAGTCCAAGGCCGTGGGCACAATTACCGCCCCCGGTTCCACCGCCCAGTAGAAGCCGCGGTTGGGGATAATCAGGGTTTTAGCGCCCCGCACCACGGCGTTGTAGTGCTTTGGCGGGGACGGGCTGCCGTTTTCCCGCAGTTTTTGCAGCAGCTCCTTGGTATTCTGGGCGTAGCCGGTTAGATGCTTTCCTTCCTGGAGCATCACGTCCGTAAAGGAAAAAGAGCCCGCGGCGTCAGAGATTACCGCTTGGGCCCGGATACTGGCCACCCGTTTCCCCTCTTCCGGCGCGAAACGAAACAAATAGCGCTTCATCTGCTCACCTACTCAAAGGAGAAGCGAAGCTCCGCGGGGTGGCCGTTCCACAGTGTAGCCAGCCTGCCGCCCTGCAGCACGATGTCGGCGACGTTGACCTGGCCGCTTGCGTCCTCCAGGCAAAGGCGCACTTCGATTCTATCAACTTTTTTGCTTGGGGACACAGACTGCACATAAGGTTCAAAAAACGCCATGGCGCATAACTCCTTACTCAAGGACCAGGGAAACAAACTGCGTTTCGCTGCTGCCGTCCTCGTAATGGATAACCACCTCAACCCCGACCCTGCCGTTTGGCCCCAGCTGGATATTTTCCAGGGCCGCGCGCAGGCTTAACACATAGCTGTCCCGGTGGGCGGGATGCACGGTCTGCGTCAGCGTCTTGGATACGCCCAGCGCACCCACAGCTTTAAAAGACGCGCCGCCTGAATAGCCCTTTGTGCCGTCCACCGTCCAGCCATCGTTTATCCAGTAAGCGGTACCGCTCTCCGCCCGGGAGTTTAAAAGAAGGTTAAAGACGGAGAGCTGCTCGATGTCTTTTTTGTCCACCATATCAGCCGTATCAAACAAGGCCACGGAGTGCTTAACCTGGCTGAGCGTCTCCGAGAGGTCTTTGCGGACGGCGGCCAGCTCGATTTCGCTCCGCCAGGGCTCCTCCACAAAATAGCGCATGCGCACGACCCTTGTCTTGACGTGTATGCCGGAGCCCTCGTCGTAAACCGTCACCACGTCCCCCAGGCTGACCTTTTCCCCCTCATAACCCGGCAGGGCGGAGAGGTCGACAATACCGCACTCATAGCTTACCTGCGCCTGGCTGACGGCGGAAAGAAACGCCTGGGCATATTCTTTCAGCTGGTTGGGGTCGGTGAATTCCTCTGCGACAAGGACTGCGGAAGGAGGGGGATCGTAGCCGCTCTCCACCTCTAAATAGGGGATGCCGCTGTTCACCGTGGCGATAGTCAGGCCGCCCCTGCCCCGGGGATAAACCCTGGTCGCCTGTTCGATTACGTTTCTTTCCTCCTGGGCCCGGCGCAGGTTTTTCCCCCTTAAAAAGAAAACGTTGCGTTCTTCCCCCGCGGCGTCCCGGAGGGACACCGTCTTTTGCTTTGTCTGGAAACCCAGCTCCACTTGAAAGATGCGCTCCATCTCCCGCAGCGCTTCCAGGCGGTTGCAGCCGCCCCGGAAAACGAAGGGCCGTACGGAGGAGGGGGTAGCATTCCCCGCCTGCCAGCCTGTGCCTGATAAGAGGTAGGCAAGCACATCCGCCGCTGCGGCGTTTTCCCATTCCCGCGCGGGCGCGTCCGGAGCTTTCAGCAAATCGTACCACAGCGCCCAGGCTTCAACCTGCCAGTACCTGGCCCCCGAGTCGTCCTCCTCGTTGGCAAGCACCATCGCCCGGTAAACGCTCCCTGCCAGGTCAAGCATCATGCCGGTCTCCAAAGCTTCCACGCCGGGCTTTACCGGCAGCTTGAACTCCAGCCGGTCTTCGCTGCCCAGGGTCTGGTGCACGATGATCTCATAAGCGTCGTGCAGGAGGGCGACCGGCTCAAGCTGCTTGTTGACGACGACAGGCACGGCGAAGCCCAGCCGGTCATACCAGGGAACCGGGTGCCAGGGGAGAAGGATGCGGTTGTAAAGATGCCCTGTGTTATACCGCCTGCCGCTGTTATACACTGCTACGCCCTCCTTAGGAAAACAGCGGGCCTGGCCCCGGTGATCTGCGCCGCGCCTAATGGGAAGGCGGCGGGAAAGCCGTCAGCGTAGACCCTGGCCAGCCGGTAGCCGGTAATCCAGGCCGCCCCCAAATCCTCGCTGCCCAGCGCCAGCATGCCCGTGCTGGCCAGGCCCTGCAGGCTCGGCGTAGCGTCTTGCAGTCGCGCCAGCCAATAAAGGCCGGGCATAAGCGTTAAATTCGCCTCCAGCCACCTGATGCCCGTCGTGCCTGTGGTCACTACCCCGGCGTCAAGGATCAGCGCGCCCGGATAGACCGCGCCGCTGTCGGCGTATACCCCGAGCCGCGCGTTGCCCGCGGCGGCGGTAGTGACGTTGACGGCGACGCGGTCGAAAGACTGGGCGGCCGGCACATAAAACGGCAGCAGGTCGATGTTGTTGGCCGAAGTGGTCAAGGGAGCCATACCGGCGGCGGTGATACCGGCGTGGTATAGCCCGAGCCGCCGGTAACGCAGATAATCCAGCGCGTCCAGCCGCAGCTTGTCGCCCGCCGTCATAAACCCAGCCGTTTCAGCCGTCGCGGAGGCGTGGGCTGTGCCGCCCGCGCCCACGTGGCCGCTAAAGGGCGAGGTAGAGTGCACATAAGAAAAATCCGCAGCGATAGTGACGCCGGGGGGTTGCTGCTCATGAAAGACGACCATCCCCTGGGCGGCGTACAGAATATATTCCCCCGCGGGAACGGTTTCGCCGCTTCGCCTGATCACAGGCGCGGGGCTTTCCAGCCAGTTGCGCATATCCCCTTCATAAATCCGCCGGTGCAGGGCTTCCTCCGGCTGGTCTTCCACGGGGGAAAGCGTATGGTTCTCAATACTGGCTACATCCATCTCCAACACTGTTTCCAGTTTGTTGACCGCGTCCTGCAGCCCGGAGATATCCGCCCCGTAGATCTCTCTGCTTGCTACTCTTTTAAATGGCGTCTTAGCCACGGTATCCCTCCTTTACAGCCAGCGGTTGCGGCAGCTTATCTCTAAGTTTGACCAGGAAGCGCCACCTGCCGCGACCACTTGAATGGTGTTGGCCCCCGGCGTGAGCTGGGGAAAGCTTGGCCGCTCCAGCAGGTGCAAGGCTTTTTCCCTGGCTTCCCCCCTCACGAGAGCGGCCGTTTTATGCCGGCAATCAACCTCCAGCCGCTCCCCCGCGGAGAGCGCTCCCCGGTAGGTGAACTGCTCCTCATTGACTCTGACCGTCAGAAACTGGCTGCCGCCGCCCGATATGCCCCGCAGCAAAAAGAGAGGGTCTGACGGCGCCGTCCCCCTTTGGTAGTGGGTGTAGGGGCTTGTCGTTATGAGCAACTCATCCGGCGCGAGGTCGTAGGCGAAGGGGTCGTCGCAGACCATCCGCAGCGTAATCAGCCCCTGGCTTGCCGTCACCTGGATTTGCAGATCCGCATCCGTCCAGGTGGCCAGATAATATCTGTCCGGCCAGTCGTCAAAGACCAGCCGCTGCGCTCCCCGCATCGGGTTTAACCAGGAGCGCAGCCGGTCCAGCTGCTGATGGAGCTCCCCATATGACGCGATTTTAAGCCAGCAGTCCAGGCTAAGCACGCGAGCTTCAAAGTCGGGCGGCATCCTGAAGACGCCATGCCTGCCCGGCATGACGATCACCTTTTCCCGCGCCCCTGGGAAAAGGGAGAGAGGGGAGCGCAGGAGATAGACGGAGTAGTTGCCGCAGTGTTCCCCGGCAAACGAGAAATGCCCCATTACAATCTCCCCCTCCCCCGGTTGGCGGCCTCGATATAACGGTACAGCCTACGGCTAATCTCCTCGATATCCGTTTCCGCGCGCACGGTCATATTCTCCACCACCACCAGCGGGCCGCCCTGGCCGTATGCTCCCGCCGCTACCGGCTGCGCTGGCGGCTCCGGCGGCAATGTCAACGCGGGAAGGCTTACTTCCAGCAGGCTGC